GCAGATGGCTCGATACTTGATGATACAATATATGAGGTGAATCAATGATTACAAATATAGGCAAAGGTATATTGGCAAAGTATCTTATAGGGCAGGCGCCAGCATATGCGTCTTATCTTGCCATAGGCTGTGGAGCAAAGCCACTACCGTCTAACCATAACTTTACAGAGGCCGAACTCGCTGCTTATTTTGCCAAACAGTCATTAGATTTTGAAATGTTTCGTGTTCCAATTACGTCAAGAGGGTATGTAAATGAAAATGGAAGCAATAAGATAGTTTTAACGGCAGAATTGCCAACAGACGAAAGATACGAAATAACCGAGGTTGGAATTTACTCAGCAGGCGCAAATCCATCTGCTGGTGCTTATGATAGTAGATCTCTTTTTGCATTTACAGTAAATGAAAACTGGGAATATCATAATGAGAGCACTGCAACAGAGTTACCAATTGTTTATGAACCATTAGATGGCTCAAACAATGACAATATTATAAATCAAACATATAAGGCTTTTCAGACCAATTCAGACAATCGACTTTTTACTAACTCTGATAGAATTGCTAGATATGAAAGAGCAAGGTTTTATAATAACGTAGTAATGCTAAGAGGAGATCTTTCTAATCTGTCAGTGTCTGGCGATCATTTAGATTTTTCTACAGGGTCAAACCACATTCATCTACTTGGAACTTCACTAGATTTTAATAAAAATGCACCAACAGATGAGGTTAAGTTAGCATTTTGTATCATCAATAAAGATCCAGATCCATCAATTATTCCAGATGAGGTAAGAATACTTTTAGAATTTGCAGAAAGTGACTCACCAGGAAATGGTCAGTGGGCTAGATTTGAAATTGTGATGTCTGCTGACGATTATGATTTTTCAGAAAATCGATATTATGTAATTACAAAACAATTACAAGAACTTTATAAGAGTACTGGATTCACTTGGAATAATGTCAGTATTATTAAATTTTACACTACAGTAATTAAAAATAATGTTGCATCATCTGATTTTTATATAGGTCTTGATGCCGTTAGGTTTGAAAATATATCAACAACTAATCCAGTATATGGTTTGACTGGATATACTGTTTTAAAAAATACAAATGCTGAAACAGTAGTCAAGGCTGCGAACACAAGTAATTATGTTGAGTTTAGATTTGCAATGGATGTGCAATAATGCCAACACCAGATCAAGGCATTAAAAAAGTAATTATTCCTAAAGCCAAACTTCCTGGATTCTTTGGAGAAAACAGAAAATATATACTTAGATATAGACTTATATCAGAAGATAAAAATAGAACGTCTCATTGGTCCCCAGCATATAAAATAGTAACCGAAGATACTCCGTCAGAAATTTTAAATAGTATGGTTATAGATACTGCAAATAGGATAATTAACCTTACCTGGGAACCACAGAATAATATGGAAGAATATTTTATTTATGTTAAATGGAATAATGCTGGATGGCAATATTATGGTAAAACTTCACAAACAAACTACTCTATTGTATATAACTCAGAAAGAACATATGTTCATGTTGCTGTTCAAGCAAAAACTATCCCATTAGAAAGATTTGCAGATGCCATTTTATTTGAAAACGAAGGCGATCTGGTATAATTAGATAGGAGAAATTATGGCAAAAATACCATCACCAGAACCAGGGCAACCAATAGACGTTGCGTATATAGATCAAATCGTTAGGTCAATTAATGATCTTTCTGTTCAAGTGTCTCCAGCAATCTATAAGTATGTTACAGTAGATGTTCCAAACTTCACATCTCAAAGTGCTAAGATTTCTGAAACAAGAGTTATTGCTGGATACGTTGATGTTGTAAAAAGTGGAAATCAAAGTGTAGGAAGTCAGCATCCATTTTCATATCCATTTAAACCAGAGTTTAAGTATCCTCCAATAGTTACAGCAACCCCAGTCAATATAGGTGGAACTGAGGCAGGACGAAATGTTCACGTTGTAATTAAATCTATCACTACTTCAAGAGTTGATGGTGTAGTTAATTTTAATTCTACTGGAGATGTTTCTATCGGCGTTAATTTAATTATCGTCGGCATACCTAATTAATGATAAAATGCAAAAAGTGTTTACGAAATATGATGATAGACAGAGTCTACAGTTCCATATCTCATTTAGAAATATATTGTTTTATATGTGGATCAAGACGTTTTTTTCATCCACCATCTGATTCGGAGGAAGGAAGATGGCTACTAAAAAAGGAAATAGAACGAGCGAAGACTACAACAGCGCCCCTATAATTTCAGGTAATAAAAAGGTATGGTTTTTAAATAATGATCTCATAAGGGTGGTTCATTATAACAGATCAAATGGCATTATGTCAATTTATAATATAACCAAAGATAGGGTAGAAAGTTGTCTAATCAGCGATTTTAAAAATAAAAGAGAAAGAGCGTATACTGTCGGAGAAACTGCTGATTTAGTTAATCGTCATAAAAAATATATGCCTTCATTAATGAAACGTGGAATTATTCCGTTTCCAACAGGCTCACAAAAAGGTGGCGCAAGAGGGTGGCAAGTAAGAAGTTATTATTCGGAGTCGCAAGTTAGAGAGATCCGTGATATACTGGCTACATACCATATTGGTAGACCGAGAAAAGATAATTTAATAACAAATGATATTACGCCCACAAAGGCTGAGTTGACACGCAGAATGGGCGATGGTATACTTACATATACAAAGACTGAAGATGGACGATTTATTCCTATTTGGTCAGAATCAATTTAACAGAAGGGTATGAAAATGGAAGATACGAAAGTATCAGTAACGCTTGGATATACACTAAATCTTGGAAACTTTCAATCTTTAAGGCTTGACCTTGGGGTTGTAGACTCTAAGCGTGATGGCGAGAATACAGATCAAGCATTTGAGCGTGTTTATAAGTTTGTTGAAGATAAACTCGCAGCAAAAATCTCAGAAGCAAAGGCTGAACTAGAAGAAAGCAATTAGTGTGACAGACAAACAGAAGCGATTGGCTCTGTTGAGTAGGTTTGATAAACACTATCAGTTTAAACTAGGACAGAAGCCACAATATAATAAGTGGATTGAACAGTGGTCTGCTGATGCACTCATCGAGTCTTACGGCATGGATCTTTGCTACGAACTTCTTGAATATTATTTTGAGGTTACGGAAAATCCAACATGGAATCATTTTGCATATGTGGCACATGATATACTGGAAGCAAAAGAGCAATATGCTAAAGACATAAAAGAACGATCAGAACGCAGACAAAAGGCTAAGGAGTGGTTGAGTGAATAATACAGAATCAAAATTAATCTCAGCCGTGCTAAAAGATAAGCAGGCTCATGTATTGCTTCAGGCCAATGTAGAAAATATTTTAACTACTCATGTCGATGTCTGGCAGTTTATTAGAAAATATTATGAGGCAAATGCTACTGTTCCACCAACAGAATTAGTTGTAGAGAAGTTTAGAGATTTTGAACCCATAGGCGGAGTTGGTGCAACTAAGCATCATCTTGAAGAATTACAGGCAGAATATTTAACCAATAGTCTAAAAGATATTATTAGATCTGCAGCAACAGATGTTCAGGGTGGACAGGGTCTAGATGCTCTAGAGTCTCTAATTACTAAGACGGCAGAACTTAGAAAAAATACAGCAGCAATTCGTGATATTGATGTGACAGATTTAGATTCTGCTGTTGCATATTTTGAAAACCTTAAAAAACAACAAGAGGCTGGAGCACTAGGAATCAAGACTGGCCTCCCAGGATTCGATAACTACCTACCCTCTGGGATCATGCCAGGGCAGTTAGGAGTCTTCCTTGCATATCCAGGCATAGGAAAGTCATGGCTGTCTCTCTATTTTGCTGTACAGGCTTGGAAACAGGGTCGTAGCCCAATGATCATAAGCCTTGAAATGTCTGAGGTTGAAGTTCGTAACCGTGTATTTGCAATTATGGGAGAGGGAGTATGGTCCCATAGAAGGTTAAGCGCTGGCCAGGTTGAGATGGATATGCTAAAGTCTTGGCACACTAAACACGTTAGTGGTAAGCCAGAATTTCATATTATCTCAAACGACACTGGTGGTGATATTACACCATTAGTATTGCGTGGAAAGATTGATCAATACAAGCCAGATTTTGTTATTGTTGACTATTTACAATTGATGTCCCCTAATCAAAAGTCTGACAATGAAACTATTCGCATGAAGAACCTTTCTCGTGAATTAAAACTAATGGCAATTGCAGAAGAGGTGCCAATTATTGCTATCTCATCTGCTACCCCTGATGATGTTACTAAACTTGAAACCGTGCCAACCCTTGGTCAAACTGCATGGTCTCGTCAGATTGCTTATGATGCGGACTGGGTACTTGCGCTGGGTAGAGGAAATAATAGCGATATTATTGAATGTGTATTCCGCAAGAATCGTAACGGTTTTATGGGAGAATTCTTGGTTCAGGCTGATTTTGACAAGGGATACTATAGATATAAGGATTATGAAGATAAGTCAGTATAATATGTCCCATGGAGACATATCAGCACAAGCCAATAAAAAGGTTTGCCTTAGATGGAGTAATCAATGATGACTCTGCTATATACAGATTACAGCAGGAATATATCAGGTTACTCGTATCAGAGATGCGGTTATCAGGATATGCTCCACGATTTGACATTGACCCACAATTTACATTATCATATAACGAAGCCAAAAACTATTTTGAATTTAAATTAAGCGTATACGGAATATATGTCGGGAGAAAAAAGAGCGAATGGATACTAGGAATAGACGGAGCCAAGCCAATATATACACAGCCAACCAAATTAAAAGAGTACTCGCAGGATCTGGCTTAAATATAGAAAAAGAGGCTGAGTCTGAATATATTGTCTTTTGTCCTTTTCATGCTAACCATAGAACTCCAGCAGGAGAAATAAATAAATTTAGTGGGCTTTTCTTTTGTTTTTCTTGCAGCAAGGTTGCAGATTTAGTAGAGTTAGTTATGCATTGTTCAAATAGAACCTATTTCGAGTCTGTTAGATTTATTAAGAGTAAAGAAATAGAAACAGATATTTTATCTGACGTTACTCAAAAATTAATAGATAAAGAAGAGTGGAAGGAGTTTGACCACTCTCTTATAGATAAACTTAATAGCCAGGCATTGTCGGATAATCGTGCTATTGAATATTTTAATAAAAGAAAATTAACCAAAGAGTCTATAGTAAAATTTAAATTGGGATATTCGTTGTCTCAAGATATGGTAACTATTCCAGTTCACAATCATGAGAACCTCTGCGTTGGCTTTGTTGCTAGATCTATAGAGGGTAAAGATTTTAAAAATACCCCAGGTCTCCCAAAGTCAAAACTACTATTTAATTTAAATAGAATAAAAACAGCAAGCCGTGTCTATGTTGTAGAATCATCTTTTGATGCCATTAGGCTTGATCAGGTCGGAATGCCAGCAGTCGCAACATTAGGGGCAAATATTTCCACAAAGCAGGTCGACTTATTGAAAAAATATTTTACTGATATAATGGTTATAGCAGATAACGATGATGCTGGAGACAACATGAAAGATAAATTATTATCCAGATTTGGATCTAGCATTACATTTATTGCTTTAGATAAAAGATATAAGGACATAGGAGAAATGGAGGATGAAGAGATAAAAATGCTTGATTACTCTTTTGATAAAAGCATAATGTCTCTTTTACAATAATATGTTATTAGAATCAGTTCCAAGTGGTCATACAATTATAAATGTTTTCATGCAAAATCCAAAAAGATTTATGCCGCTACTTTCATTTGCACAAAACATTTTAAGGGAAGACTCTTTTTTAAGTTCTACAGATAGAGAAATAATTGCTACGTTTACATCCAGTTTAAATAAATGTAAGTTCTGTACTGGATCACACCGAATTTTTGCTATTTCTGTAGGGGCAGATGAAAGTCAGATAGATAAGATAATCAATCAAGACTATCAAGATTTAAAGTTGGCTCCAATATTAGACTATGTTAAAAAATTAACACTAGAGCCATCTGAACTTAGCCAAGAAGATGTTTCTCGTGTTTATAATGCTGGATATTCTGAAGATGAATTAAAAGATGCAATAACAGTTTGTGCAGCATTTAATCTTTTTAATAGAATTGTTGAGGGGCATGGAGTAGAAGAAAATTCAGAAACATGGCTACCTTCAGCAGAAGAAATTAATAAGTTTGGCTATGATAGGAGTAAGGCTAATTAGTTTAGCATATAAACTATGAATATAATTATTGCAGGCGGAGGTACGGCTGGTTGGATTGCTGCTTATTTTATTAATAATGCTCAACCAAATATGCATAACATTACAGTCATTGAATCTTCTCAGATAGGCATTGTCGGTGCAGGAGAGGCTGCTGCTGGATCTTTGTTTGAATTATTGGATGGTGGATTTTTTAATAAAAAAATACCTATTCAGGATTTTATTAATAGCACAGATGCAACTACAAAGATGGGGATTAGACATACAAATTGGGCTGGTAAAAATGAATCTTATTTTGCTCCTATTGACCTAAGTCCTACAACACAAAAAAATATAGATTATATTTTTAACTATGTACTACATAAGTATGGTCCATCTAAAATTCATCTCGCCTCTAGACTTGGAATTCGTTATGAAAATAACCAATTCGATAGAGGCAATGGATTACATTTTGACGGCCACAAAGTTGGCAAGTTTTTTAAAGAACATACGATAGGAAAGAATGTTTCTGTCATAGATGCAAAAATATTAAAGGTTAATATAGGTGCAGATGGCAGGATTGAATCTTTATTATTAGATAACAACCAAACCATTGAAGGCGATCTTTTTATAGATTGCACTGGTTTTAGGCGTGTATTGATTAGCGAAACAGATGCAAAGTGGAAATCAGTTTCAGATGTTTTAACAGTTAATTCCGCAATGCCGTTTATTGAACCATATGCTGATAATAATAATTTTATTCCAGAAACTGGGGCAACCGCTTTAAGTTCTGGCTGGATGTTTGATATTCCACTAAAAACACGCAGAGGTATGGGATATATATATGATAATAACTTTATATCTGATGATGATGCTAAACTTGAATTAGAAGAGAAAATTGGACATGAGGTAGAGCCAATTAAAATTATTAGGTTCGACACTGGATATTTCGAAAAATCATGGAATAAAAATGTTTTGTCTTTAGGACTTGCCTCTTCATTTTTAGAGCCATTAGAGGCTACATCAATTCATAATACTATTGCTCAGTTGCATGTTTTTGTCAATCACTTTTTTAATGGTCATCTTCAGTCAATTAACAATGAACTAAGTCAACAGATGTACAATAAGTTAATATCAAGACTAAACGAAACAAGTATTGATTTTATTTCTTTGCACTATCAAGGCAAAAGAAATGATTCAGAATTTTGGCAAAATATATATCATAACAATCTTGCAACAGATACTGTAAAAGAGATAGTTAATGTTTGTCAGTATAGAATCCCCACTATAGCAATATATGATGGAGTTATAGGATCCTACGGAATACCTCTTGCAAAATGGAATATGGTTGGTCTTGGGCTAATCAATGAAGAGCAGGCATTGACAGAATTAATGATGTCTGATACACTAGATATTGCTAAGACTGAATACGATATTTTTAGAAATACAGTATTAAGTAAAATGCAAATTCTAAAGTCTACTTGACAAACAAGTAATTCTTTAGTATACTTAAGTATAAAATAGATAAGGAGAAAACTATGAGCGTTATTAAGGGACTAAAAAATATCAATGCCCTGCTCGACAAACCAAAAGAAGACTCACCAAAGGTACGTTGGCTAAAATTGGCTGATGGACAGGCAGTAAAGGTTCGTTTCATTGAAGAGTTGGACGAAGATTCTGCACACTATGAAGAAAAGCGTGGCCTTGCACTAGTTGTCAAGGAACACACAAATCCAAAGGACTATAAGCGTAAGGCAGTAGACACCATGGATACTGAAGGCCGTGACTGGGCTGAAGAGATGTATCGAAAAGATCCAAAGGGCAATAGCGGATGGCGTGGTCGTCTTCGTTTTTATTGTAATGTACTTGTAGATGATGGTATTGAGGACAAGCCTTATGTCGCCATTTGGTCTATGGGTGTAAGCAAGCAATCTGCCTTTAACACAATTCGTGAGTATGCTCTTGAAACAGGTAGCATTTCAAATATCACATGGAAGTTAAAGCGTAATGGTCAGGGTACTGAAACATCTTATACTTTGATTCCTTCGGCTCCAGATAAGGAACCGTTTAACTGGGAAGGCGTTGAGCCGTACCCATTGGAGAAGGCACTACGACGTGTACCATATGCAGAGCAAGAGGCTTTCTATCTTGGCTTTGATTCTCCATCTACAACATCAGCGACGAATATCGACTGGTAGTAGATGAATTACGTACCACTACACTTACATACCCACTTTTCACTATTCGACGGAATTGGGTTGCCGTCTGAATATGTAGATCGTGCTACAAAATTGGGAATGCCTGCAATTGCGATTACAGACCATGGCTCCCTTTCTGGCCACAGAGAAATGTATCGTGTTGCTAAAGCAAGTGGTATCAAGCCTATTCTTGGCATAGAAGGATATATGTGTGAGAACCGATTTGACCAAAGGGACAAAGAGGACAGAACAACTCCACTAGATATGGTGTATAACCATATTATCCTTCTAGCCAAGAATAAGGTAGGCTTAGAAAATCTAAACAAGTTAAATGAAATTGCATGGACAGAGGGCTACTATAAAAAGCCACGAATTGACTTTGAAGTTTTGTCTAAATATAAAGAAGGAATTATAGTTTCATCTGCATGTCCAAGTGGTATTATTGCTAAGTCTATAGAACTTGGCGAACTGGGGATGGCAAAAAGATATATTAAGTGGTTTAAGGATGAGTTTAAGGATGACTACTATCTTGAAGTGATGCCACATAATCCCGAATCAATAAATAATGTAATTCTTCAGTTAGCAGATGAGTTTGGAGTAAAGCCTATTGTCACTCCAGACTGCCATCATGTTGACTCATCACAAAAAGAAATTCAAGAACTAAAACTTATTCTTAATACATATTCAAATAAGATTCAGAAAGATGCTACATACGAGAAGTCCAAAAAGCAAGGGGACTTAATGAAGCGTCTTGATTACCTATATGGCGCAGATAGACAAATGTCATTTAATAAGTTTGATATACACCTTCTGTCATACGAAGAGATTCAGGCTGCTATGGAAAAGCAAGCAATCTATAGAACTGATATTTATGAAAATACAATCGAACTTGCAAATAAAGTTGAAGACTATGATATTAAGGATGGACTAAACCTCCTTCCAGTTCAATATAAGGATCCAGACAAACAACTAAAAGAATTGGCAATATCTGGTTTGGTAGAAAAGGGTCTTGACAAAGATCAGGAATATCTTGATAGACTTGATGAAGAATTAAAAGTAATTCAAGATAAAAAGTTTGGACCTTACTTCCTTGTCGTGCAGAGTATGATTTCTTGGGCAAAGAAAGAAGGCATTATGGTTGGTCCAGGTCGTGGATCTTCTGCTGGCTCATTACTTTGCTATGCTCTTGGCATTACCGATATCGATCCCCTCAAGCATGGACTTTTGTTCTTCCGCTTTATTAATCCAGAACGTAATGACTTTCCAGATATTGATACAGATATTCAAGACTCTCGCCGTGATGAGGTCAAAGATTATCTTGTTAGACAATATAAACATGTTGCTTCGATTGCAACATTCTTAGAGTTTAAAGATAAGGGTGTGGTACGAGATGTTGCTCGTGCATTAAATATTCCATTGGCAGATGTAAACAAAGTTTTGAAGTTGGTAGATACTTGGGATGAGTATTGCACTTCAAAAACTACTGCATGGTTTAGAGAGAAATATCCAGAGGTAGAGCAATATGGCGAACAACTTCGTGGTCGTATTAGAGGTACTGGCATACACGCTGCTGGTGTTGTCACTAGTAAAAATCCTATTTTTAGGTACGCACCGATGGAGACACGTAATTCTCCTGGTTCCGATGAGCGTATTCCTGTTGTGGCAGTGGATATGGAAGAGGCTGAAAAAATCGGGCTTATCAAAATCGACGCACTTGGACTAAAAACCTTAAGTGTAATTAATGATACAGTTAATATTATTAAAGAACGAGAAGGAACGGAAATAGATCTTTTAAATA